TGCGTTCGGGACGCAGAGGTCGCAAGTTCAAATCTTGTCACCTCGACCATAATAACAACCGCTTAAGCGTATTGCTTAAGCGGTTTTCTTGTGTTTTCAGTAATTATTATCAAATTTTGAATTTTACTGAAATTAACTGAAATTGACTATAGTGGGGGTGTCAAAAGGGGTGTCAAGTTAGGAAACTAACTAATATTCTGCTGCATAGCAAAATGCACAAACGAAAGCCTATTTTGTTGTGCAAGTGTACAAATTTGATTTTGCATTACACGAAACGCTTGACATTACACAAAACGCATGATATAATATAGGCACAGGGTTAAGAAAGACCCTCGAAAAATAAAACAGGCTCAATTGAGCGAGAAAGGAAAAAAGATATGGAAAAGACGATTGCACAGTGGATTGAAGAAGCAGAAAGCTTTAAGAGCGAGTTCAAGGCAAGCACAGGCAGACATCCCACGCTCGAAGATGTCAAGGCTGAAATCGCCACGATAGACGGTGTTGAAAATGCAGACAGCTATGCTGAAGAACTTTTCAGCCACATGAACTAAAAACAATCGAAAACCGAGAGCCGACAGGCTCTCGCCCTTCGGGGCGTTGACATAAAGGAGATTTGATATGAAAGACAACATAGTAAAAGTTTACAGAGCAGTGCTCACGGTAAAACTTTCCGAACGTGATAAAGCTATCGCTGAGTATGACTATCCGAGCAAAGAAGACATACGTCTTGCAAAAGAAAACACCGATGACGAGCCGCCTGAAAGTGTACGTTGCGTTTTGATGCACTTAGAAGACCCTGAGTATTATAAGGACTCAGTCATCAAGAGTCTTATCGATGATATTATCGAGGAAGTACCCGATGCTATCTGCAAGGCAGATTTAGAGAAAGCATACGAAGAAAATAGCTGCGATACAGAGCTTGCTCTCCCTGACTATATAGATGCCGAAATACTTAGCACTGCTATCCACTACGAAGGTGTGATTTCTCGTGATATGATGCGAAATTTCGATGGTATTTACAACACGTTTAAAGTTGCAGATTACTTATACAGCAAAGGTGACGACAGCTTTACAATGACATTTACGCTCATACAGTATGAAGACGGCGCAGTTGAAGACTTCCATACCCCAGGCTGTTACAACGCTTTGGCAAAGAATTAAGTAAAAAACACCGACCGAGAGCGGTATTCCTCTCGGAGAAAGTTGAGGATAAAATCATGGCAAAGACATATTACGAAGAAAGCAACTACTTCGCACACAAATACGATGATTTTGCAGGTACGTTTTCGGATGATACTTATCTCAATCCTAAGCTCTCAGCCCCGCACTACACAGAGTGGGATTACAGCGGATACAAAGTTTATGAGCTTAACTTTGGTAGCGACGGCTACCGTTTCTGGAACACGGTTCTTGCGCACAACCCTCAGGAAGCCGTAGAATACTACAAGTGGATAACTTCCGGCGAAATGGACAAACACGTCTATACTGTCACCGAATACGAGCTGGATGAAATCGGCAAGGATAACATTTATGAGCTGCCAACTTACATTTGCCCGCCCCACTGGACACGCCCCGAAGAACGCAAAAATGCTCTTCAGAGATCACACGAGATGTGGGAAGCGATGGCACTCAAAATCACAGGAATGAAAAGATATAAGGGCTGGTTGGACGAAGAAAGCCGCAAGGATAATGCCGAAGATGAAAAATACCTCACGGAAAAGGGATTTTCCAAAAGGATAGTCCGCTTAAAAGATCTTCCCAAAGACGAACAAGAAAACTATATTGAGATGATCACATTGTGGGACGAAAACGAAAATCCAAACGAAGACACGATAATCCGTGTCGAGTACAAAAACGGCGAAAACGGTTATTTGTACTTTGCACCATCTGAGTACACGATTGAAAAATTAAACGAACAGGAAAACTAAGGTATAAAATCACATCCCTCTGCAACAGGGCAGAGGGAGAAAGGGCGAGGTTGTTTTTATGTATAAAGTGATAAAAGGCGCAAGATATAACACAGAAACAGCAAAATATTTAGCTTCGTGGAGCGCACCGTGTGCGGTCAGCGACTTTAAGTACTATGAGGAAACTCTCTATCGTACTAAAGCGGGAAATTATTTTCTGCACGGAGAAGGTCACGGTGCTTCTCCATATCGTAAGCGTGAGCCGGACGGCTGGACGCACGGGGAAAAAATCATACCGATGACTTATGAGCAGGCGCAAGCCTGGGCGGAAGAGCATCTGGACGGTGACGAGTATGAGGATATTTTCGGAGACGCAGACATCGGCGCTGACGCTACTCTCACAGTGTCAGCAGGTGCTATGCGAAAACTTCAACAAATTCAAAGTCAAAGCGGAAAAACGTTGAAAGCCGTTATAGACGAACTCTTAGGGGTGCAGTCATGAAGAAAAAGCACCCAAAAGAGCCACTGCCGCTGGCTTTTCTTAAAAAGTTTTCTGAAAAGTACGCTTGGATATGGAAGCCGCTTGATGAGTGCTGTGCTTCTAAAGGTCAAGATCTTCCTGACTGGAACAGCGCTTGCGAACTTCCTATAGCGGCAACCGCAAGCATTGCTTCGGCAATATTTCCGGTAGATCCTGACTTTCCTGCTACTGCCGCTTGCTTGTATGCTTGGCGAAAGCATAAGGAGATGTACACTTTCGACAGAGATCTTGCTGATATGCTTATAGAGCAAGCTGATAAAGACCTTGAAATACCGATAGATATACTACTCACTCTACCTTATCCTTGCTTATGGATACAGTACGAGAAAAGCGAAGGCTTTTTTGTGTGGATAGAGCACGATATGAACACTTCCGAGCTTGAGTTACGCATACTTGAAGTGGACGAAAGTGGAGTGATAGACAACATACCGATACACCTTATCAGCGGAGGTACGATCCTTGACGGCATAAACGCATCCCTTGACGTAAGCGAAAAAGAACTTAAGAGCAAGGAATTTTCTGTGTTGAAAAGCACGATAGCTTCCGTACAGAGTAAGAAAGTGTCAAAGTACATGCAACTTATACTTTATATCTGTGCAGAAAACAAAGATGAGCAAGAAAACGCCGAGCAAAAAGCGATTTATAAGCCGTCGCAAGTACCAAAAGATGCTTTTAGAGAACTTCGCAAGTGGGATGTTGGATTCCGAGTAGGAAACACGATTAGAAAATACAAGTCAGAGCATAAAGAAGATACACCACATGCTGAGCGCATCGGAAGTCACGCTTCAAAGCGTCCACACACACGACGAGGTCACTATCATCATTACTGGATTGGTAGCGATAGGGACAATAGTCGGAAAATTATTTTAAAATGGGTTGCGCCAATGTTTATAGGCGGGTCAGGCAATGATATCATAGCTACAGAACACAAAGTAAAATAAAAAAATCCCCCGACAGAGCCTTTTTGCTCCGCCGGGGGATAACTGTATTATTCAGCCTTTAAATTCTTAACGTACATCCAGCCGGTAACATCGGTACCGATACCTATCAGTGCTTCCTTACCGTCCTTTGACATCGTGATAACATCAAAGACGGTCGTATAAACAAACGGATACGGCTCTGTACCATCGGAAAAAGTAGCACCGGCATTGACCTTAACTTTACCGCCAACCTTTACTGCCTTAGCATCATCTGCTGACGGTGACGGCTGATCGGCAGGATAAAGATCTGATATGTACATCCAGCCTGTCCACTGTTCACCGATACCGATACGGGCTTCCTTGCCGTTGCGTGACAGCAGCTGTACGTCATAAACAGTGTTGTAGACTTCTGTAAACGGCTTTGTACCGTCTGAAAATGTCGCTCCTGCCTTTACTCTGACCTTGCTTCCGACCGTAATAGCTATACTTGTGGGCTTCTTCGTCTTATAAAAAGACTTTTCCCCCATCAAGTACGGCAGAGGATCTACATACTGCGTACCGTCAAACACATCAAAGTGCAGGTGCGTTCCGTAAGAGTAGCCTGTGTTGCCTTCCTTGCCTAACGCCGTGCCGGCTTTAACCTTCTGGCCAACCTTGACTTTTACACTGCCTTTGACCAGATGCAGATAACGGCTGTATACTCCGCTCTCATGCTTAATGCGGACGTAGTTGCCTGCTGTATATGTATCGCTAAAGCCGTCAACAAAATCTTGCACAGCTACAACCTCACCGTCTGCTACCGTAATTGCATTGCAAGCGTGGCCTGCGTCATTGATAAAATCCATACCGTGATGTGTGCTGTAAGACGCCTCTCTTGTGCCATAATCGGCTGTGCAATACTCCGACTTGCTTTCCAGCACATGACACTTAAAATTATACTTTCCGCTCATACTATTTTTCCTCGCTTTCGTTTTTCTCGGTGCTGTCGCCCTTAAGCTTCAACTGTTTTAACACCTCAAGCATTTTCTTTGGTATCGGTATGCCAAGCCCTGCCGCATTTTCCACGAGCGATATGCCCTCGTTTGCGATAAAAAACATTGTCACCGCTGACTGTAACACAGGAGTGCTGTTCAGTACATACGCATCAAGGACGTGTGCAACACCTACAAGCATTAAAATCAGTATCTTCTTGACTATGCCTTTGAAGCCGACCTCGCTTGACACATCTTTTCTGACAATTGCACACGCAACACCGGATATGTAATCAAGCACCATGCACACGATCAGAGCGGCAAGCAAGGGCGTAAAATCGCCCCATATCCAGCCTATTATGCCGCCGATAGTCGCAACTATCGCTCCAAAAACACTACTTAACTTTTCCATAACTTTTCCTTTCTGCCTATTCGGCGCTGTTTGCTTCTTCTTTTCCCTGCTTTGCGAGTATTGCGAGCGCTTCCTCGCTGTCATCCGGGATAATTCTTGCGCCCTCCATTACTGCGTCCTCAGTTTCGATGCCACCGAGGACAAACGTTCCGTCCGGAAATATCTGCATTTTCATCACCTACGCTCTCTTGTTAGTGTATTTTATCATAAATGACAGGGTTTTTGTTCCTGTCAATGACATCGTAACGGTGCCGTTCTCGATTTTCAGATGCTCGACAGAATCGCCGACTGTCAGCACATCTCTGTCGTAGAATGTGGCACTTGTCAACGTCAAAACAATACGGTTTCTGATAGGGCTTGCGTTGTTGTCATAGTACGGCTCAATCTCTACCTGATTGTAGCCTTCGCCGTATGTGGCATAGTCAAAACTTTTGGGTAATTCTGACGTTACAGTGCCATATATAACTATATCCGTATCACACATCCATGCTCGCCATATATTATCGTCACACCAGCGTGTGTACGACCGCTTTCTGGTAACGGACGTGTACCTTTGGACGCTGTTAAATGCGTCGGCATTCACATAGCGGATATTGTCAACAGTAAGCTCAAAAGGCTCATTTGCAGACACGGGGCGGTTTGATATATTCTGTGCGGATGCCGATGTGCAAAAATACCGTCTGCTTTTGCCCTTGTCTGATGCCGTGTTCAGCGCAATATTGTTTAAATCGATAGTCTGCCCGGTTATTTCTGTAGCCTTGAGATAATCCTTGCTATCAAGTGCCATCTGTGTCGCTGTCGATATAGGCTTGTCTATATCTGCGGTGTTGTCTACATTGCCAAGTCCGACCTCGCTTGCCGTATAAGCAGGCTTATTTTCTGCCTTCGCCCAGTCCGATATTTCGGCTGATTTCAAATACTCCGACAGATTCACCGAGATAACCCCGTCAGCCGTTACCGATATGTTATCACCGATCTTCACGCCGCCAAGAGTATAGGCGGTAGCTGTGGGAAGAACATACTCCACACCCCCGTCCGCCGTAAGCTTTCCTGCAATATGCAGGTTGCCGCTTATATCAAGCACCATAGCGTCCGATCTGTACGCCGTGCTTTCGTCACCGGGGGCGGTGTTCCAACCGTTGCCGACAACAAACAGTACGTCGCTCGCCGTTTTATTCCATCTGCCTATGGCGAATACGCCACTTCCCGCCTGCGTGCCGACGCCCGAAGCGTGAGAAAATTCTCCGCCCGCTACAGTGTAATACCCTTCGGCATGACTGCCCGTGCCTATAGCCTGAGTATATCCGCCCTCGGCGTGCGAATATGTACCGCTCGCCTTGCTTTCACGTCCTTCGGCATGAGTATATTCATTGCTTGCTGTGGTTTCCTTGCCTTCCGCGTGACTGTACGGAGCGCTCGCCGTAGTCTTATACCCTTCTGCGTGCGAATAGTACGCTGATGCAATATTATTTTCATAGTCGTTGAAAACCTCGCAGTTTTTGGCGGTGTTGGTGAATTTTCCGACACCGCCGGCATTACCGGTAGTAATTTTGTTGTTTATGATTTTCTGCGTATTTCCTGCCGTTGCCTTGTTCAGTACATTAAGCACCTTCAGCTTTTTATCACCGCAGACATAGCTTTGCGTGTGCTTGCCGTTTGCATACTCGTCTGTAATCTCGGTTATGACAGTTTTATATTCTACCCCGTCAATGCGAATAGATACCTTCTGTGCAAGCTCAGGTTCGGCTTCGTCATCCATAAACAGCGGTTCTATCTCAAAGTCATCAGATACCACATATTCTTCCGCTGCCTTAAGTGCGTATCTGTCTATCTCGGCTACGCTGTCGGTATCGACATCAAGCACAACCTCTTTACGCTTTACTCCGCTTGCGGTATCATTGGGACGTTTCACACATTTTATCGTGACATCATCACCGCTACCGACTACGGCATATATAGCGTTTTTGTATGCCGATGTTCCGTCCCTGCGTGTATAACTTTTTATGTTATACCTGCTCTCGTCTATGATGATAACAGGCTTATCCTCGCTCGATTCCATGTGCGGATTGTAGTTGTCACTGTCTTCCGCATTGTCATCTATAATCAGCCGCATATCGTAAAAATGCGTCTTGCAGTTTTTTAGCAGATTAAAAATTGCTGTGCTGACAGGCTCAAGGCGTGTCATGTATCGGTCATCCTGTATGCCTGTAAGCGGCGGGTCTGCGTTAATCTGGTTAACGGGCATCGTTATACCAAACATACCGTATATCTGTCTGTCGCTGTCTGTAGCGTTAACGATATTGTAGTTGATGATGTTTGAGATACACGAAAATGTCGTGCCGCTTGTGACGTAATAGCCGTATGTTCCCTTGTCCTGCTCTTCTTTTGGAAAAAGCGTGACACGAAGTGCAAACAGATACTTCAGATCATATCCGGTGACGGTTATCTTATCATCCTTCTTCTCAATGTCCGTAACATAAAGAAACGTTCCTCTTACTATACGCTTTGTCGGGTCGCTTGCTATATATGTCTGACCGAGCTTTTCCCCGACTATCAGCATACGGTCCGGCTGTATACATCCGGCTTCATCTGCATGTGTAGGTATTGTCATCTCGAAACTGCCGATGTCATATGCTCTGCGTGTATACTTGAAACTTTCAACATCAGATACGATCCCAACAAGATTCTGCGAGAATTTCGGCTTCTCAGCCGATAAAAAATCGTATACTCTAACTATCATCAGATACTCCTTACATAATCAAAACGCACCAGCTTTACTTTTATCGTACCCGCTGTTGCAATGTTCTTTACCGATAAAGTGTTATTGCCGGGATAGATATACTGCGATGTTGACTTTATCAGGTCGATACCGGAACGCTGTGAGTACGGTATATATACCTTGCCGAGAAGTCCCCAGTCGATGTTTATTACATCACTTGTGCTCAGGTATTTTGTCAGCTGAAGCTCTCCGGTTATCGTTTTGCTACTCCGCTGTGGCTCTTTTCCGTAGACGCTCATACTGTTGTACGATACAGGCATTTCACGCCCCGAAAGCGTAATTATTGCCGAATGCGTATCGGTACCCGTCATGGCAGCTGTTGCTGTTATGCTGAGCATAGCCGGCACTTTGTCCTCCGTCTGCGCTGTGAAATTTACCGACTGCGTTTTTCCTGCGACTGCCGACAATTCCACATCTGCCGCTTTTACACGCCAGAACGGAACGTATGACAAAATCGTTATTTTTGATGTGCACAGCACACCTGCCTGCCGTTCTACCGCAGGAAGCTCACTGACAACACCCTCGATCTGATACGTCTTACCTGCGCTGTTCGTGTATTTCAGCGTACCTTCGACTCCGGCGGGAAAGTACCGCAGGAGTTTTCTGCGAAGCTCGTACATCGTAGCCGGCTTTCCGCTGCGAGGAAGCAGAGCGATTTCTGCGGTAATTGTACGGATATTGGCTTTTGCGCCGTAAAATCCCGCACCGTCAAAGCCTACACGCTCGGAGCTGTCGTGCTTATATCCGAGCGCATTTCCCTCGAAGCTAAGCAGGTGAAGCGGTATGTATCCGTCTGCATCGGATGATGTGTTGACATCGTCGATAGTCACCGCCGTGCCGAGAACGGTTGAAAATGTGATTTTCTCCATACTTTTTCTCCTATCTGATTACAATATCGTCCATCAGTGCGTCTTTTACCGCTTTTGTTATCTGAGCCATTGTCAGAGCCGTACCGATAAGGTTAACGTTTGCCGTGTTATTTCGTGTATTGTTGTTATTGACTATGCTTTCAACAGATTTTGAGCCATCGGCCATAGCCGACATTATCTGCTGTACGGTTTTCAGGCTCTCATTGATTGCGCTGATCTGATTGTTGTAGCTTTTCTGCTCGCTTTCATACTTTGCGTTTGCAGCATTCTTACGAGCCTGTGCGTTTCTCTGCCAGTTCTTTTCCGCTTTATCGTCATACAATCCTTGCAATTTTTTCTCCATCTGCTCACGGGAGAATTCGTCAAGCTGACTGTATTTAAGCTGTGCTTTAACTTCGTTTATCTGCTTTTCAAGATCGTTGTCCTCATTCAGACGCTTGCGGGCTTCGATTTCATCGTCAATTGCTTTTATCGTAGCGTCACGCAGTTCTTTCTTTGCTTCAAGCTCACGCTTTATCAGCGCTATCTTCTTGTCCGCTTCGGTTTTGTATGCCTCAGAAGCCTTTTTATATTCGTTGTCTGCACTGCTTGTACTGCTCTTTTCGGACGAATTTCCGGTACCGCTGAAACTGCCAGCTTCCATATAGGTATCGAAGTTGTCATACATTGCCTTCAGCGCATCACGCTTGAGCCTTAGATCCTTTTTTGCTTCCCATTCCTGCTGATCGTAGTATGAGTTGATGTTCGGAGTGCCGATAGTCGCATCATACTCCGCTATCTGTGAAGCAAGCTTTGCCTTTGCAAGCTCCTTGTACGCCTGCGTATTCAGCTTTATCTTGCCCGTTTCGTTGTCAAGGCTTATGCACTGCGTATACCCTGCGTCTATAAGCTTCAGCATAGTGTCATAGGATATATTGCCGTTCTTCCCCTGCTCTGCGTAGGCAGAAGCCAGCTCGTTAAGATTCTTGACGAGTGTCGATGTGCTGTCGGCAAGTTCTTCGGTGGTTTTTGCATTGCTATACTTAGAGGCGTTGTTCTCGTTTGTCTTTTGTGTATTATTCTCCGTTGTTTCCGAAAGCACTTTTTGAGCATTGTCTAATTCATCCGCTTTTTCAACGTAAAACTCCCACTGCTTTACAATTTCGTTGTAATGCTCACTGTTGTTTTCACTGTAATTTGTCTTGTTCAGAAAATCAACGTATTCTTCAAACCAGTTTGCTTTTTCACGAAACGTGCCATTAAGATTTATTTCGTCTGGCATTACCTCTGCAACTGTCTGATAATCTTCTTTCTGTAACTTTTGGAGTGTGCTAATCGTGCCTTGCGCCTTTGCTCTTGCAAGTTTTATTTCAGCTTGTGTTGCTTCTTCAAGTTTTTTTATGTTTTCTTCATAACTGCCATTGACAAGATCTATCGCCTGACTAGTTCCGCCGTAGACGCTGTTCAACTGTTCCTGCAAGTCTTTTAATGTTTGTGTTTTCTCGGCAGCAGTTTGTATTTTATGCGAACTTTCCTCATATTTTGATGTGATATCTTTTAAAGTTTCTAGCTTTTCAGCAGATTTCTGTGCCTCGTCAGACAATTTGGAAGCCGCCTGCGTAAGTTCCTCAACAGATTGTGTAGCGTTGTGTGTTGTGGCTGCGAATGTCGCTATTCCTGCAATCGCTGTCAGTACAACCGATGCAATAAACACATACTTGTTTGCCGCGCCGACAGCATTAAAAGCCGCCTGCGCTGTGGTTGCCTCCTTTGTCGCAGTTGTAAAGCTCCTTATCGCTGAAACCGCCGCACTTATGACATTACCCATTCCGATGGCAATTTTAAATGTACCGAGAGCCACAGCCCCCGCTATTATTGCTTCCTTGAAGTCAAGCCCTACAGAGATAGCCTGCTTCAGAAAAGCGATAAGGTTTTTCAGCAGTACGCCTACTCCCTGCGCCCACCTATCGAGCGTTCCGTCCTCCTCCCACTCTGCTAAGAGATCGGACGCTTCCTGTAATGCCGACTTTACTTCTCCGAAAGCGCCCTCGCCCATTTTACGCATAAATTCGGACAGATTATCCTGCAAGGTACTGAGCATACCCTGCATAGTCTGCGACTGCTTTTCCATCATTCCCGCAAACTTTCCGTTACCTGTTGTAAGCCCAGTTATAGCCTTGTTCAGTGCGTCTATGCCGACCTCGCCCTTTGATACCATTTTTGAGAACTCTTCACCGGTCACGCCTATGCTTTCGGCAAGTGCTGTCTGAAGCGGTACACCTGCCTCCGTCATCTGCATAAGTTCTTCGCCGGTGACCTTGCCCTTTGCAAGCATCTGACCGTATGCAAGCGTTATTCTGTCCATTTTCTCGGCGTTTCCACTCGCAAGGTCACCGAGCTTTGTCATAGTGTCAATCAGATTGCTTTCATCCACACCATAGCTCATCAGAAGCGAACCGCCGGAGATTACGTTTTCAAGCGTAAGCGGTGTCTTTGCGGCAAAGTCCCGCATTTTCTCTATCATTGCCGACGCTTTTGACGCAGAACCGAGCATAACCTCAAGAGATGTCGTGTGCTGTTCCATTTCGGCATTTGAGCCTATCAGCAGATCCCACAGTTTTTTACCGCCGTAAGCCGCAATAAAGCCGGTTATCAGCGTTTTCATCTTTTTCATCTCATCGGAAACACCGGAAACGCCTGCTTTTTGTTTTTTTAGTTCGTTTGTGGTATTTTTAAGCCCGTTTTTTAAGTCAATCTGCTCGGTTTTAAGCTGTGCGGCTCTGGTGCGAGCCTTGTCAATCTCTTTTTCAAGCTCCGCCATACGGGCTTTCTGTTCTTTTGTAACCGTGCCATTTTCTTTCTCGGCTGTTTTCAGTTGATCGAGTTCTTTTTCGTATTCCTTTGTTTTTTTGTTTGTGTCAGCAAGCTCTTTCTTGTTCGTTTCAAGGGCTTTGTTAAGCTCAGTAAGTTGAGCTTTTATCTCCTGCACGCCCTTAGAAAATTTCGTGCTGTTTGCTCCAAAATTCGCAGTAAGTTCCTGTGCCATTATTTTTTACCTCCCTTTTCCCACAGTTCTTCTATTTCATCACGGAAGCGGTTTTCCGCAAGCTCCGTGATTGCTTTCTTCTTCGATATAAGCGCCGCTCTGATGTGTGAGTATGCCTGCACAGCGCCTATTTTTCTGCCGAGCTTATCCTTGCCACCTTTCTTGCGGCTTTTCTTGCCCGGTCTGCCAAACTCGATAATTACGCTTTCAGGATGTGCTTTAATTGTAGCTGTGTCATACCCGGCTTTCACCTTATACAGCTTGCCTGTTTTCGTTATCTGTTTCGTCAGCAATCCGCTAAGCTTTGTCGGAGAGCCGTCTTTATTCGACCTGCCCTGCAGCATTCGCCGTTCTTCGTCTATCAGTTCATCGCCGACTTCTTCAAGGATTTCAGGGATGATTTTGTTGTTCAGCTTGCTATCCATTTCGTTTACTACTTGAATGAGATCTTCAAGGTCCATTCCGGACAAGTCAAGAGTGAATAAATCATCGGACATTTAACCGCTCCTTTCAGAAATTTGGGTATAAAAAATCCACCCCTTTCGGAGTGGATGATTTATTCAGTTTTGGGCTTAATCTTAAAGTTTTATCCATACCGTTATTTCAATATTATATAAACATCGAAATTGCCATTGTCAAACCTACACATGCAGAAATCACGATAATCAAGCATATTACCGCTAAAAATCTGTAAATTCCCTGCAAATAGTATTTCTCGTTTCTATCTGCATTCTTAGGTATTCCAATTTTGCAAATGCCATAAAAAATGAAGGCACCTAACGCTATTCCTATAAGCACAGCCGAAAAAATCGGGGATAATGATGCACTGGACGCTGTCGCTGCCTGTCCACTCATAGTTAACAATTTCAAATACATAAGTATTTCCTCCTTTTCTGCCTACATTATACAGCAAGCGGAGAACATTGTCAATACTGCACGAACACACCGCAATCGCCATTGAGTATCTCCTGCTGAAGCAGATACACCGCATTTATCAGCGATACCACCATATCGACCTTGCCGGCAGAGCGCTTTTTATTAACGTATTTATTTAAATTTGTGTCCTCTGTACACCTTGCATTGCTGAAATTTATCTCGAGCAACTCATTCTTTGCAAACACTATATTTCCCGTGAGTATCTGCTCCTTGAGCCACTTTGTCGGAGCGTGAAGCACGCTTGAATGCTGTCGTATCTCTACGCACTCTATCGGATCATCTGCGCTTTCAAGCTTCTGCACTGTGGAGAGCGCATTCCAACGGTCGAAGCCAAGCTGAGCTATTATAACGCCGTACTTTTCTTTCAGCGTCAGTATGTAATGCTCGACAAAGCCGTAATCTATGATATAATCGCCGCACGCAAAGCAATCACCGTTTGCAATATGCGTCTTGTAATTAACGTGTTCCTTTACCGATTTTTCCTCAACCTTTTCGGCAGGAACAAATGCTACCGATTTAACATATATCCTACCCTCGTGATAGCATATCATAGCGAGCGCCGTGTTATCCTCTGTCTGTGAGAGGTCAAGTCCGAGATAGACTATCTTACCCCGCCAGAATTCATCAGGCACATCCTCAGAGCAGTTTTGCACGGATATAAGGTCAACATAGCCTTCACTGCCGACACCCTTATACTGAATATTACAGTGCTTGCAGAGGAAGTTCTCACGCTTGTTTTCGTACAGCACGGCAAGCTGGCGGTTGTCTTTCAGTTCGGAGAACAAGTCCGCATTATCAACAGCTACAGGGTTTGACTGATACAGCACACTGTCGTTCGTCTTCCAGTCGGGTACAAGCTCAATATCCGGCTCATACAGCAGTGCAAAATATTTCTTGCCGGAGCTGTACACCCCGTCAAGCTGTTTCTTAGCTATATCTATTTCGTCCTTCAAGCCGTTATCATCATTCGGGTACTGTGTGGAAATAAGTATTCCAAGCTTGCTCTTAAGCGTAATCTGCGAGGAACGCATCGCTTCAACCGGATAGCCGTCCATAGCCCCGACTTCATCCGCAAGGAACAGATGCGCCAGCTTACCGTCCAGCTTATCCTTACTGTATGCAAGCGGAGTATATTCCGTATCACACATCAAGCATCTGATCTCGGACCGCATAATCTTGAAATGCTTTTCAAGCAGCGGAGAGGATTTTATGATTTTCTTGATAGCAACCTTAAGTTCGCTTGACAGCTTCAGGTCGGGAGCTACAGAGAACAGTCGGGAAAAGCGTGGCAGTGTCAGCATACCGATGATGAATATTATCGCCGCTGTGAACGTCTTGTAGTTCTTTCGGGCGATTTCGAGCAGTCCCGTGCTGTAATACAGCTTTCCGTCTATTTTCGTGCAAAGCACCGCATATATAAAAAGCAGGCTGTAATCTTCAAGCGATGAGTACATATCTCGGCCTAAGTCCGGGTGCTGTATGGCTTTGAGCAATGCGGTTATCTTGTTCCATTCCTGAACATCTACATAACCGTCATCGACAGCTTTAAGCCATTCGGCGCACTGTTTTCTGACGTATCTTCCGACCTTACCGGAGCTGTCCTGCGATGCCCACACGGCGTATTTGTACGCACGGCTGTCTTTAATCGTCATACTGCACAAACCTCTCTGTTGGGGCTTTGTACCCCATAAACGTTGCGTAGTCGTTCCATCTGTCCGTTATTTCGTACAGCGTAGAATATGTGAATTCTTCCTCCGTCCGTCCCATAATATCTATAAACAGACTGCGGAGCTTCTTGAAGTCGGGCTTTTCTTCTGTCGGCTTACTTCCCACTATCGGCGCAGGAAGTGCGGCGGTCGTAGCGGCAAGCACCCTGTCCTGCAGGTATTCTTGCGACAGTTCTTTTATCATATATGCCACTATCTCGGAACGCTTTACAGGGTCTGCTCCCAGCCCATCAAAGCAACACCTGAGCCCTGCTCTGATGTAGTCGAGCGGCAGAGGGAAAGTCAGTTCAAACGGGCTGATGCCCTTTTCTTCCGCTTCTATAAATGCTTTTATGTCATATCGCAGATATAAAGTATCTGTGATGTAAATTTTCTTGTTTAAAAGTTCTGTGAACATTGTTGCTCCTTTAATTTTTTCTTGACAAAGTTAGCTGTTAATGATATAATTTAAATAAGGGAAACCTTCAGGGAGAGTCGTTCGCTATTACGGCGGGCGGTGCTCCCTGTTATTTTTTATATCTAAGTACTTTGAACACTTTTCTGTTGCTTATTATCATTATATCGCCGACATTTTCGGAATACCATTTCATCCTGTTGTTTATTATTTCTATTAGTAAATCCTGCGAAAATTCTTTCTCTTTTAAATCAAGTATAATTCCTCCCGGATTTTTCTTTATTTGAGTTTGACCTCTCTTAATTGCCGTATTAGCAGCCTTTTCACTTGAAATAATTTTCAAGTCCCACATTTTTTCGTTCCAGATATAATCAGGCATTTTAACGCCGTCTTCTTTTGATTCGCTTAACAAATGAATATCTCCGCCAAATTCATTATGTAACCACTGTGCGAAATCAATTTCTTCCTTATGTGTCCGAAGATTATACCCAACATCGTATGTCAGCGAGCCCTCTCCCGGAGTGGCTCTATTTTTATATTCCTCTGTAACATCAATATACTGCTTTCCGAATGTAAAACGACCTGTTACAGGGTCGTGGTTTTTATTATGCCTTAGCAGTATCCCTACCGCTTCAAGGCACCTCAGCTCCATATCGACAAGAAACGGGTCGTAACTGTTGCTGCGGCATAATTCAAGCAGTTCTATGTATCTTAATATCAGCTCCATTTTTCACCTGTAGATAATTTTCGGGGCAGTTTCCCGCCCCGTCATATCTGTACTTTTTTACACTTCAGCAACAATAACGCCTGAAGCGGTCGCAAACCATGCGTCAATGCTTGCCTTGTCTGTAACGGGATCAAGACCCTTTACACAGTACATATCAACGCCTGTGTTGATAAGCGCCTTGTAATTTGCCTGCAGTGCAAGGCTATTGAATGTTACGCCGTTCTCATCGGTTGTCTGTACGTTCTCGCCCTGCGAAGTGAACTTGCACTTGGGGAACTTATACAGGTTTATCTTGCCGTCTGATGTCATAGTGCTGTAGATGCACATTACATCGGGTACAACATCATCCTTACCGCTTTCAAGCACTCCCGTTGCCGTGTTCACCTTTGCACCGAAAAGTGCTACCTCGTCAGCGGAGTTTGTGTTCACAATTGTTACATCAAGCGTACCGCCTGCCTTAGCTACATAGCTGTCAACCTCAACGCCGCTTGCATACTGCGATGCGCTGTTCATTTTAGGCGTGTACTTTGTTGTGATAAGTATGTCCTTGATCTCGGTCACATCACCGTATGCCAGTGTATCGGCGTTATCCGTTGTCAGCGGTGCATACGCAAAACGCTTAGTGCATACAGCAGACTTACGATCTGTACCCTGTATTACTTTTGCCATAGTTATGTCCTTTCCTCATAGAGCGTAAACTCCATGACTAAAATTTTTCTGTTGGGATAAACATCAAACTGCGACAGATCGGTAGTGCCGGTAAATATACCGCCTGCATTCTCTATCGCCGTCTGCGTTTTGTCATACAGCTCAATGTCTGCTTGTGGAGAGAAAACGCTCACAGACAACGCATACTGCCGTATATTTGCCCTGCCGGAGCTGTAGAACGTATCTCTGTACGATAAATTGTACACCGCATACTTCTCCGGCTCTTCGCCGTCCTCAAACTCAGGCATATAGCTGTAAAAATGCTCAAATACCGCCGAGAGTGCCGAATCAATCTTTTCTGTTATCATTGTCAGCCTCCTCTCGCCAGTATCAGCTTTATATGCAGGTCGCTGTCGGCCGCTCCGGTTGTTTCGACGTGATACCGCCTGCCGTCAATCTGTACGACAGACTGACCGCTGTATTCACGTCTCCACATATACACCGTAAGTTCCGACTTGTACCCTGCTGTTTCGGCGGCATATTTTGCCGTTACGCCAGGCTCGGAAACCTTTGCGTATACGGTCTTTACCGCCCTGTCTGTTTTGCCCTGCGAGCCGTTTTTCTGCTCGGAGGATATGAGCGTGATTTTTCTGTTAAATGTCATTCTCATTCACTCCGTTCAGCAGATTTATGCTGTGCAGGGCAAGTATCTGAGCGGTCACGGGGTTCTGTGACGCTCTGTCGGACGAGAAGTCACGGGAGGAATACATATCGTTTATAAGCACTAAGTAAGCCACCGTGATGTCTTCGTATTCGTCTATCTGAGTATCATCAAGCCCCGTATAACCCTTGATATAGGATTTCGCCGCTCCGGCACAAATTTCAAGCATTCCGTCCTCGTCATCGCTGACACCGCAGAATGCTTTAATCTTTGCGCTTGTTACCTCGCTTAGCTTCACTTTTCTCCTCCTTGTCTACAGGCACTATGTACCCGCAGGAGAGCAGGTCGTTCAGCACAGGACCGGCAGGGAGCTCACGCTCCTCGCCCTTTGCCATACTGACGGTGCCCGAAAAGTTGGTCGTTGCCTTTACTATCATTATTAGCCTCCTGCTTTCTTCATCTTAAGAGCGGCAATCTTCTGGGCATTCTCGACCTTTGCGTCAATCTCCACCCAGGCAATAACGCCGACAGCGTGCTGTGTTGCGTACTTTTCGTTGAGTATCTGGATAGACACATCTTCGGAGGTCTTTACGGCAAGACCGCTCATATCGCCGTAGTAGATAGCTGTCTTTTCGGAAGCAATAGCCGATACGCTGTCGGTTGTGTATACGGGCTTGCCGAAAAGCGTATAGCCCCACTTTGCCGTTGCATCGGGATTAAGGATATATCTACCCTCGTTGTCCTTGAGCTTTCTTATAGCGGTTCTTGTAGCCTTGTTCATGATCCAGCAGGCGTTATCCTGATATACGTCGGGGATCGTTTCCTGCAGGTCGATAAGCTCATCTGCCGTGATAGCTGTCGCCGATGCGGCCGTTACCACCTGTGTAACGCCTGCGGCAAGACCGTCTATCTTGCTTGCTGTGCCGTTGATAAGCTGGTTTTCGATCCACTTTGCCGCTGCAATTGAAACCTCGTTTATAACGTAAGAAACGATGTCAAACTTCGAGTTGTTGATAAGGCTTCTTGAAACCTTAGAGAGCGCACCTGCAAGATAGCCCTTGAGCTCGATGCTGAGGAACTTACCCGATGTGCTTGCAAGGTCCGTAAACTCTGTGGCATACGCCATTGAGATAGCCTGCGTTCCTTCGTCGTAGTAGGGAATCGAGAGAGTACCTGCAAGCGTGTATCTCGTTGCCATCTGATAGATAGGGCAGATGTCGATAACCTTACGGATTATCTTGTTTGCGATAGTTGCAGGGATGACTGCGCCGTTATCGCCCTTTGTCAGATTGACATCTTCTCTTGTTTCGACTATCTGGCCTGTACGCAGATAGTTTTCGAAAGCTCTTGTCTCTGCCTGCTCCTTGTCAGTTGCTGTGCCGCCTGACTTTGCAGAGTTCAGATTAAGAGCGTTCTGCTCCTCGATTGAGCGGATTGTCTTGTTCAGTGCCTCGACTTCCGACTTCTTAGCGTCATAGTCTGTCTGCTCCTCTGTTGTCATTGCTCTTGTTTCTGCTGTAGCCTTATCGCAGAGTGACTTCATATCGGCGATAAGAGCATTTCTCTTTTCAATGAGTGCTTTTAAATTCATACTGTTTCCTTTCCGTCGGAGTAATCCGACATAAGCTGTAAGATTTCTATTTCCTTGCTGTAATCGGGGATAAACTCCCGGATTTCGTCTGTTACTTCGACCGTATCATTTCCGGCACTGCGCTGTTCCGTCACGGTCGTTTCTTCGCCTCTCGTTTCTATTGACGTGGCGATATATGCGGGATTGCGGTTGAGAATTGATACCTCGTGCAGTGTCAATCCCGTAATCATTCTGCGCTGAACTCCCTCGTCACATGGCTCAACGTGCGCCTGTGCCCCCGAAAAGCCGAAGCTCCACCCTGTCAGATGTCCTGCTCTCGCTTCTGCAATTACCTCTCTGTCGGTGATGTCGGCTTCTGCGTGAAGTCCTATGCTGTCCTCACGCAGTTTAAGCGTTCCGTCTGTAGTGTCAAGCACCTTGCTGTGATTGAACCTCAACTCGACCTTTGGATGATCTTTAAGGCTTTTCGCAAATGTACCGCTTACGATACGCTCAACAAACGGCGTTGTCATACCGGGTGCCATTGACGCAGGCAGCTGTTTACTGTCACGCTCGACAGCGTTTACATATCCGCTGATGTGCATAAGATCAGCGGAACGGATTTCGATTTTCATTTTTATCACTCCTTTCTGTGTTGTGGGTATAAAAATACCGCTCCTTTCGGAACGGTAAAATTATTTTTTTTTGCAAGTTAGCATTTGGCTTTGTTAAGCCGTTTGTTATATCAGCAACATAATCTGTGCAAGTTAATTATTTCTTTCCCATCTCTTGTTTTCTTTATTCCACGAGAAGCCTTTGCTTTTTATAAACTCCTTATGTGTATATGTTCTTCCTGATACAGATTTCACTTTATCCCAGTTTATTCCAACGCTTTGCGATCCAATGTATTTTTCTTTTTCATTCATATTAGTTATTCCGTGCTTTAAAGTTGTTATTGCATACGTTTTTCGTTTACTCCACGGATAATATTCTTTTGCTGGCATATTGCTTAGCATTAAGTTGCCATGCTCATCAGTCTCCGCTTGCACGATATCTCCGTGATTTGTACCAGCTATTCACATAACTTCACGTGCTTCTTCATTTATCAGCGTATGGTCTTTTGAAGCATAACTAACACCGCCGCCTGCAACTATTCCGCTACTTCCGCCTCTACCACCCATTTATAATCACTCCTTTATCGATTATTGAGGTTTGTTTTATATGTACCTTTATCATTCATTGTATCATCTTACCGTATCTTTGTCAATCTTTCTTGAAACGTTTTCACTCGTTTGATATTGTCTTTACATCCATCGTCCTTTTCGCCTCTTTGCTTTTGCATTGCCGATAGCAGTTTCTTTACTGTACTTTTCGTACTCTAATCTTGCCGACATCATAGCTGTTACGGCTTTTTGACGAAGCTGTATTTTTTCTTTAATTGCCGCTTTCATTCCATCAATAGCTGGCTGTGTCATTCCGTAAGAAGCGCCGTCTCTATTAGCATAACGATGTGCACGCTGTAATTCTCCTATTTCTGCTTGCGTGTCTGCAATAAGACTGCGCCCAGTTACGTCTTTATGAACATACATCTGATACCCAAGTGCCTCTTTAGTCGTATCCTTTTCTAACGCATAGTATCCTTCAAAGTCCGTCGCATTTTTCATCTCTGTATTATAGGCATTTTTAAATTCCGCTGACTTTGCGTTTACTCCGCTATTACCACCACGTCCACCCACTTACTCGCACTCCTTCCTGAATTTTTCTTGAAACGACTTAATTTCTATGATATTTCCCTTGCATTCTGATGGAACCTTGCCGTAGAAAATAATCGTTTCAGGGTTTAATCTTTCAAGCATTGCGTTATAGCCATCTAAAAACGCTTTCTTTGTCTGCCTGCTTTTTTGTGTGCCAATTGACGATACTGCCACTGTGCCGCCGACAGGCTCGCCATCAAAGCACCACTCAAACGAGTTTTGATCACTCCAACAAATTGTTGGTATTACGCTTATTCCGTTATACTGCCAATACGCCGCAAGCCAGTGCTTGCGATAGTGGTTGTAAATCTGCATAGCTCTCGGAAAATCCGCATAAAGCGAAAAATCCGGTGACAAAACGTACTTAAACTGCTTTAACAGTGCTATATATGCGTCCGGATGCGTCCACAGTCGAGTAAACTGATAATCGTCAAGAAAAAAATGCACAGCCTTTTCGGCTTTATTTTTTTCGGTTTTTGCGTAATTAAAGCCGATAAAATCATCAAACACATCGTTATTCGGTGCTATCTGTGGTATATCGTTAAGCCCTATCATTACCGGTGCAAAACGCTCAATGTTCTCGTACTTGTATCTATACGGATACATCTCCAACACCTCCCATCTTCGTATGGCTATCGGTATTCGGCGTGTATATCTGCTTTGTCTTAGGGTCGTACAGCACATCGTTAAGTCCGAGCTTGATAAAGTCAAGTCCGAGCGGCGCAAGGTTTTCCTTGAAGCGTATTTCGTCCGGCTGTAAGAAGTTTGCTGCAAGACCTATCTGATACGCCTGATAGCGTGTCAGAATATCCGCTTTCAGAAGCTCGGAAGTATCTATGACAAAATACTTACTATGCTTTTCTTTCTCAAGCAATAACGCCCTGTTAAGCGCCATTTCAAACGCTGAAACGACAGGTAATACGGCTGTCCTTATGCTGTTGATATACGTTCTGTCATCGGCTCTGCCCGACAGCACATCGGGAGATAAGCCAAACAGCATTGCTATCTGCTCAGCGTTTGTCACCTTGTTCTGATTTAACTGCATCTCAACGGCGGTGGAACTGCTTTCCTTGAAATCAAGTCCGTTCTGCAGTATCATCATACCGTCGCCGTTGTTGCTATAAAGCTTTCTCCATGCTTCACGTATAGTCTGCATTGCTGACTCGTCTACTCTGTGCTCTGTGCGCAGAAAGCCCTTCTTGTTACCGCCTCTGCGGCTCATCGCCTTTTCAAGCTGTAACATCATATAGCTTGATGTCAAGAGCGTGGGGTTCTCGGTAAGTATGCTTACTCCCTTTCCGCCGTCAACGCTGTTACGGCTGAGAATGACAAAATCCCACGGATTGTACACTCTGCCGTCAACGAGCATACGGAGCGTCTTATAAATAGCGTCAGAGTTCTTTTCCACGCTTACAGCACTGTCACGGACGTATCGGAGAGCCGAAACCTCGTTTCCGCTCCGCTCTATGTGCATATATCCCGTTCCGTCAAGGAGCATATCACGGATAACCGCACACTTTATTTCTGTCGGGTTCAGAGTATCGCCCGATTCTTCGTTCAGCAGATACAGGCGGTTATCCTCAGTAATTTCCGCCGCTGTCTGAACTTCATCGTTGCTGTTGTACAGCCTTATTGGCAGGCTTGCTATTGTGCCGGCTATAAAATTAACAGCCGCTGAAACCGCAGGGATCTCAAGCGCCTGTTCCCGTGTTATGTTGCTTATCTGCTTTAGCCCGAAAGCCACTTCAATATCTGTGCCTTCAATATCACGTCTGAATATCTTATCAAACAGCCCCATTATTTGCGCCTCCATGTAATATCTTCACTAAAGCGTCATCTTCGGATTTTTCCGCCTGCTTCGGTATTGCTCTGATAGCGGAAAGCACCGTCCAGCCGTTTTCCTTTTCAATGTCACTCATCATTTTTCGCTTCTGCATTATAATTTTGTCAAGGTCAGCTATCTTCGCAAGAGCTCCGGATATCAACTTTGCCAACTTCATCAGCTCATCGCCCGTTATTTCCTCGTCTGATAAATTATTAAAAGCTATCTCAATCTTCGACAGCACCGCTCTCTGTGTTACTGCGTCTGCTTTGACAGTGTTTACTTCGCTGTACAACTCGCAATATCGGTTGATACTTGCTCCGTACAGTGCATCGTTCTTCTGTATCTTGCTGAGCAGTTTTGTCAGCCGCAGGTACTCCTTGTGCGCTACCAGATCAGCCTTTACACAGTCACGCTCAAAGCACTTCTGCCCTGTGAGCATAGCCGCTTCGGCTTCCTCACGGACTTCTTTTTCTTTCTTTGTCCTGTGTCCCGCACAGTTTTCTATTGTTTTTGCTCCTCTGGGCATATACTCACTCCTCTCAAAGTCATATCGGGAATATATTGTGTAAAGAGGTGGCGGTCAGATGTCAGACCGGGACCCCTCAAAAATCGCAAGGGTAGGGGGGTACACTATATGTTGTGGTGTATAGTATCGTACCACTATATATTGTGGTGTGAAAAATCGACGGTACAAGTCATAGTTGCCAGTTCCTGTCTGCTGATACGCCCACGTTCCGCCGCCTCGTGATGATAGCGGCAAAGCGTTATAAGGTTGTCGTTATCAAGCCTGCGGTCATAATCGACCTTTAGCGGTACAATATGATGCACAGACAGGTCTGTGCTGTTGATAACGCCTGCCGACAGGCACACCCTGCAGCAATGACCGTCACGCTCAAGTATTTCATCGGCTTTTCTGCGCCATATCTTGCGGTTGCGAAACCTGTCGGCTTCGCTGTCCCGTATCTTCTGTGTGTATTTTATCCCGGCTGTGCATTCTCCGGGCTTGTGGATCTTGCCACATCTAGAACATGCTTTTAACATAAATTTAAGATATAAGAAAAGCACCCTTTGCAGAGTGCTTGAAATATTCTCACCGTCCGCACGAAAGAATCAGAAGAGCGGACGGCTCGACTAAGAAAAAGGAGGTCCAATGGATACTCTTGTACGCATAATGACAGAAAAGGTGACCTGGCGGCTTATTAGCCGCTCCTCGGTCACTACGCTTTCGCTTCTTTTCTATCGTAATCATACCACACGCTTTAGGTGTATTTCAATGGTCAATTATTTTACTTACTTCCGAGAGTGCCCGCCCGTGTAATCTATACAGCCATCTAAGCTCTATGTTCTGCATAACAGCTATCTGTTCCCACCGGTTACAGTTTATGTACCGTGCTATCAGTATCAGCCTTAACCGCTCATCAGATACCGCAGAAACAGTGTGCTCTATCTCAGCTTTTACACGGATAAGCTCATCTATCTCTGCATTTATCTCCTGCTCCAGTGTTGCAATTTTTGCAACAGCCGTACCTACCTTGTCTGATACCCCGCTGCTGTGTCCTCCGCCCGATGACGGCGATATGTTGGTAGCGAGTTCCCGAAGCTGTCGTTGCTGGTCTATCTTTTGATTTATGCGTATGTTGATAAGGTGATAGCGTGATAGGTATTCTTTAGCGGTCATTGTACCTCCTCCATATCATCTTGACCGCCGAGTTTGCCTCGGCTGCAATAATCATTACTGCTTGTGGCACCCCGATAAACGCAGTAACCGCCCAATGCGACGCTTGGCGGAGTACAAATACCAGCTCCTTTGTGCTTTGGATTTTTTACAGCATCCCAGTATTTGCAGTCTTTGCATCGAACAACCGCTACTAAATCTCTCTGCTCACTTGTGCCTTTGCTGTTCTTGTCAGGTATTACCTGCCCACAGAACAGGCAGGTTTCCGTTGCGGGTTTGCGTTTACTACTCGTTACCTGCTTACTTATCGGCGGTTTAGGAAACGGCATCCAAGCAATGACAACTTCACGACCGTTAAATCTTCCATCTTTGCAAAACCCTTTTTTCTGCTTAAATTTTTCGGCCGTTTCAATAGCATATAAGTCTTGCTCTACACTGATTCTGCCTGTTTTTGTGTCAAGGATGGCGATGTGATTCCACGACTGTTTTTCAGGAAGTCTATCTTCCACGCTTATCCATTCACTCATATTTTTCCTCCTTCAATTATTTCTTTCTTGATCATAGCAAGATATTTATCAACGATTCCTTCCCATTCCGCAGACGTCTTGTCGATTCCTGCTTCTTTTGCAAATTCATTAACTATCGGCTTTATGCAGTTCAGAAAAATATAAAACCGTACTACGCTTCCAAGTTTTATATTTTCTTGTATCTGCGCATCTAAAGATCCTTTCGGAAGCGTTATCAGCATATTTACTTCGTTTTCGGTCAAAACCTGATCAATAATTTTACCAAGCGTTTCGATGTTCAACTTATCAAACTTTTCCATCTTCTATACCTCCATAATCCGTATACCTGCGATGTACGCAAGGTCTATATTTCTGCTTTTTGCTATCTGTAACAGCTTTGTAATGCCTGTATCCATATCAAGATACCCTCTTGCTTTGCTTACGCCTATACAGCCTGCATAATCATCAAATACCTGCATAGCCTCATCTGTTGTATCAAACAGCTTCTTCAGACGACCATTGCCGAAGCCGAACGCTTCGTTAGCGGCAATGGCAATGCAGATACGATACAATGCCTGTCTCTTATACACATCTC